TGTCTTTGCTTCGTCTTGGCCAAACCACTCATTGCGTTGCGCCCAATCTTCCGCTTTCGGATCAGGACGACGCACCTGTTGCTGTTGCTGTGGTGCATATTGCTGCTGCTGTGGTTGATTTCGTTGCTGCTCCGCCTGTTGTTTTTGGCGCTCTTGAGCAATTTTAGCCTGATTTGCCCGCTCCGATTCAGAAGCAAGAGCAATCATCTTCTTATTGGCTTCTACCGCAGCCGCAGTGTCGCCAATCTCCATAGCACGAGCTAACTCTTTTTCAGTTTGCTCCATTTGAGTCTGCACACGATTGCTGTACTCAGCAACATAATTGCTATCTAGGGCACTAAATCTTTGCTTTAGTTGCGTGGCCTCGCTTTGAACCTGCTTTGCGTAGTTCAAAGCCTCTTGCTCACGCCGCTCCGCTTCGCGCATCTTCTTGGTAAGACGATCAATGCGCTTTTGTGTGGAGTTTTCGGCCTTCTGGAACTGATCCTCGGACTCTTCTTCGACAACTTCTACGTCAGATTCCTGAGAATCCACCTCAATTTCCATGTCCATTTCTAATTGTTCTTCCTGCTCTGCCATAATTCACTCCTAGTAATGCAAAACGTCTTCTGGATCGTTAATACGAGCCAAAATCTCATCGTCATTCAAGATTCGAACCTCACCACCGTCGATGTTAAAGCGTGAACCTGAATATCTAGCGAACATCACCCAATCTTTTTCCTCGCACCAAGCTCCGGAAGGGAATTTTTCGCTATCTTTGTAGGCCAAAGGACCAACTTTAAGCACATAACCCACCTGAGTGGACACCTGTGCCTGTTCTACAACAGTGTCGGGCATATATAGACCCTTCTCTGTCTTACCCTTACCACGGTAAGGAAGCACAAGTATCCGCCAACCAGTCGGATTAGGCATTCTATCAAGGAGAGAACCACCAATGTTTTCAGGATTTAAAACTTTTGGGGCTTCATATGCTTCGGAAAGGCTTGCTACCGCTTCTTTCACTCCGCTCAAGTCAATTTTAGTGTCAGTCAACGCTGCGCTCCTGTTTATCTAGCAGGCTCTTGAGTTCCTGTTCCACGCGATTCAGACCTTCAAGAAAGCCTATAAGCTCGCGATAATGCTCCATAGACTTGACGTTGCCATATTCCATGTGGTCAACAACGCCCTGCCTGTTCTCTTTTATAATGCGAAAAACGGCTTCCGCAATATATATCTCATCCATTCGTATATTTTCCCACGTTATCTTACACCATCAGTATAGGAACGTTTGGGAATATATGCAAAGGTATATTAGATCATCAGTTCAAAATGTGGTGCATCGATGAATGGCCGACGGTTCTGTGATCGACGAGTGTCGATGTAGTCGTTCATAGCTGACTCCATGTCGCCATCCCACTGTGCAATATTTGGGATGGTCCACGCGGCACCCCAACGGATAGGTACGTCGCAAGCACGGGCACCTTCGGCCATTGCATCCGCGATTTCGTCATACAAATTCAACTCCCAACGGCCACCATCCACATAGGCCATTAAATCGACAGCAATACCGTCTAAATGCTTACTTTTCATGGTCTGGCTCGCGCCTTTTGCCACCAAAGCACGTTGCTCTTCGATGGTTCTAAGTCCGCAAATCACTGAAAAGTCCTGTTTTGTCACCGAAATAGCGTGCTTAACAACCGCAACCATGCGTTCGTCCACGCCCTCAAGTTTTTCTACTGATCGTTTTCCTAGTTTGTATGGCATTATTTCATGCTCCCTTTCATATCTAACATGCCTTCATGGTCACGAGTAATGTATTTTATTTCGTTTTCAATCAACGCCACACGTTGTTGTAGTGCAGTTATTGCACCAATAGTCATTGCCAAGCCTTCGTGGTCATCCCACAATTCGTCTATTTCATCCCAGATATATTCAATCTCCATAAAAGCATCTTTTACATCACGCTTGAGATTGACGTTATCTTCGATAGCCATCTTAGAACTTAGCTGACTGACGGTTTCTTCTAAATCTGCAATGGTTGCCGCTTGCTGCGCTGTCCACCAAATAAAGCCACCAATTTGCAAAATGATGACTCCAATTATAGTTATGGGCAGCTTTACGTTTTCCATTAGGCAACCTTTTTCACATATTTAGAGACTGCTCTGTTGCCAAACCAGAATGACATGATCGCAGCAAACAAACCCGCAGTAGCTTCGTCCCAAATGATACTTAAAGCAACACCCACGTCTTTTCCGCTATTCATAATAGCAATCACTGCTGTCACTTTAATGGCAACGAAAAGAGCAAAAAAACAATAGGTGATAACAGGGCGGACAGAGCCTCTGAGGGCATTGATAAAACCGCCTGCGTCAATGCTGTCATGTTTATACAACCCCTCTGTTTCTTTTATCTCAGCTTCCTTATCCATGATGTTGAGCTTCAATTCCGCTCGTCGAGACATCATGTCCATTTCCATTTTCATGCGTTCTAAACTGTGCTTATGCTCCTGCCCGGCCTTAAAGTAATTAAGCACCTCTGGCAAAAACGAAGTGCCAAAGCCCAGAACACTCCCCAGTAACGTGGTAATCATACCAAAACACTCCCGTATAAGGTCATTTCTACCCCAAGAATGACTTCAAGAAGCTTTACAACGATGTAAGTAAGAAACTCCTCACCGGTTGTCATAGCTCTCTTCTTTACTAATCGTAGTGGAAGTTGGCGTGTGCTTCACAGTTGTCTTAGACTCCTTGCCCATCCAGATGCCGAAACACCCTGTTAAAGCCCCCATACAAACGGATACAAGCCCAGATTGCGCCACCGACGGATCAGGCAAAGACATAAACCAATGCACCGCTTGATATGTTAAAACAGTAACCGCCAACATCATCAAACGCGGTAGTATTTTCCAGTCGTCAAGAATCGTGTGAGCCATCCATAAGCCTTTCCGCTACCCTTTTATGCGTCGTGATTATAACAACTTTTCCATTTTTGTATACACACCACACATTTGGCTTAATTTCGACTAACTCCAAAGCAATGGACGGCTTGTCCGGCATTCTTCACCATAACCTCTGCTTTAACCTTTTCTTTGTTACAGTGCGCCTCTGTTCCGTACACACCAAGCTGATAGTATTGAAACTGCCCGTCTATAAAACTTAGCCATACCAAAATCCACATCACCAGCGGCCCCTAGCCTTGCCAACAATCCAAACGGCAATTACTAAAATCATCCCGCCCATAGCGAAACACAAAAGACCTACGCCCCAATTTATCAAATTATCTATAAATTCTTGCTTGCGATACGCCGCCTCTTTGCGAATACGCCTCTGCTCCGCTTCTATTCTAAGAACCTCATCCCATGCCGATGGCCCATATACGAAAGAAATATGATCCTTAATTTCTTTTCGCATCATCTCCATTTTGCGCTTTTGGTTCCAAAGCAAGATTGCGGTTTCTTCATCAGAACCTTTGAAGGTTTTCTCCCACCAAGGCGGGTTTTTCTGACGTTCTTCTAATCTATTGAAATCGGAAAAGGCTTGGCCCCACGTTGCAATCGTGTTGCCCATTTCTTGGATGTCTTTACCCGTAGAAATAGCTGCCTTTAGCGTTTTAAACGCGCCAGAGGCTAATGCGACACAACTAATGGGGTCCATAGCGGGTTTAGCAACCCATGTGAGAAGTGCCCTTAATCGCGGCACCCGTTCCACGAGTTTTCATCTTCTTCATCTTGTCACCCGCCATCGGGGCCGGCTTCTCTTTGCCAACCATCTCCGCTTTAGGTGCCTTGCCCGGGGTGTTTGTTACGATCTTAACTTTGGCCATTGTTACGTCCTCTTAGTTTCAAAAGTTCTCTTTGCATTGCACTGTCTATACGCGCAGCAGTCTGCTGTTCCTGACTTGCCAAGCGTTTCTCAAACTGCTCGCCACGCATCTGCTGGTTCTGAGCCTCAAGCTGCAACTTCTGTTGATCCAACTGCGAATCCGCCTGCTCGCTCTGCGCCTTGATCTGCAACTCCTGCTCCTTCAGCTTTACCAATGGGTCCGGCTGACCCGCTCCGCTGATCTGTGCCGACATCGCCTTCGCCTGCTGCATGCCCTCTGCCACAAACTGAGCCACCATCGCTTGGAACTGCATCTCCTGCTGATCCGCATCCATAGGACCCATCTGCTGCATCTGAGCCATAGCCTGCTCTTCCGCCGCTATCTTTACATGCTCCATGACATGCTTCTGCATAGCAACAGCAACCGGCGGCATACCACCAACCATCGGACTCGCACCAAACACCAAATGTGACATAATGTGCGCCTGATGGTTCTGACCCTGAAACGCGTACAACGGTATCTGATCCAACGCGTTGATGTTCTCCTGTGCAGGGTCCGTGGGCCGCGGGTCTTCTTCCGGCATCGCTTTCATAATGCGATCCGTATCAGTAACACCCAACGCCTCATACATATCCCTGAACACTTCATGCATGTTATGCATATCAGGAGCCTGTGAAGCCAACTGCAACTTAGTCTGAGCCAACGCAATCCGCTGTGCCTGACTAAATACATTCGGATTCGATACAGGAACCACGTCCACACGATCATCAAAGTCCTCGGCCATGATCGTCTGATCGTCGCCCGCGACACTATACGGATACTCCTGCGGCAAGCTCTCGCTCATCACACGAGCAAGTATCTTGAACTCCTGACGCATCGCATAGTGCAACCTCTTATGCACAGCACTCATGACCCGCGAACCCTGTTCCAACATAGCGATAGTCGTGCCAACAGCAGCTTGCTGATTGCCGTCGCCCACCTTCATGTCAGTAATGGTCGCGAACCTCTGACCCGCCTGAACCACAAACCCTAACAGGTTAAACAGTGTCTGGTCGGGTCCCTTAAAGGGCAGCGGCATGAGGCTATCTCGGATAGCCCCACCCGGCGCGTCCACGTCGCGGAACTCACCGGGCTGAAGCGGATCGTCGTCATCTCTGATACGAAGTCCTCTGGCTTTAAAGCCAGCAGGGAGATTGGACAACGTACCTGCGTCGATCAACTGCCTCAGTGCTGCCGTGGCGGTACGGGATAGACCGCCAATCGTGTGAATCAGACCCAATCCATAGAACCCAAAGCCCGGTAGGAACTTGTAATGCACGAAGTAGTTGATCTTCTTGCGTATCGGGTCGTCTTCACGATAATT